TGGTTTAACCTCTACTGGAGCTCACTCCAGACGGCGCTCCCAAGCCTCTACGCACGCACACCGCTGCCGCAAGTTGATCGGCGGTACAAGGATGCCGATCCCGTTGCTCGCGTGGCTGCCGAGATCCTTGAGCGTGCAGTGCGCTTTGAGGTGGGGGATTTTGATTTTGACACCAACGTGACCTCAGCCGTGCTTGACCGGCTCCTCTACGGGCGTGGCGTTGCTCGAGTATACTACGAGCCTGAGATTGAGGTCATTGATGGGGTGGAGGCAAAGACTTTTGAGCGGGTGCGGTTTGGGTATGTGCAGCTGGTCGATTTTAGACACTCGACTGCCCGCACGTGGGAGGAGGTAACGCAGGTATCTTTTCGCTCCTACCTTGGGAAAGAGGAGGCAGTTAAGCGCTTTGGGAAAGATAAGGCAAAGCTCCTCAGTTACACTCACGTGCCAGAGGCGCTCGATGACGAGCGGACGTTTGGAGAGGGTGAGCAGGAAGCCTACAAGAAGGCAGAAGTGTGGGAGGTCTGGGATAAGTCGACCCGCACGGTGATCTGGATTTCGCCTGAGCTTAAGGATGACGTGCTGGACATGGCGCCGGACCCGTTAAACCTTGAGAATTTCTTCCCCATGCCTCGTCCCCTCTACGGGACTCTGACAAACGATAGTTTGATTCCTGTACCGGATGCCCGCCAGTGCCGCCGACTCTATAACCTTCTTGATGATATCTCGGCAAAGATTGGCGCGCTTACCGAGGACCTACGCGTTGCGGGGGTCTACGACGCGCAGCTTGAGGAGATCCCTCGGTTAGTGAAGGGCGGCGACCGCCTTATCCCTGTCAGGAACTTTGCAGCGCTTAAGGCGCAAGGCGGCATCCAGTCGGCTGTCGAGTTCTGGCCCGTTGATTACGTGGTGAATGCGCTCAACGTGCTCTACCAACAGAAAGAGCAGACGAAGAACGATATTTACGAAGTGACCGGCTGGGCTGACGTGATGCGCGGCACAAGCGATCCGAATGAAACAGCAGCAGCGCAGCAGCTTAAGGGGCAGTTTGCCTCCATTCGGCTCACGAGCGCACAGAACGACGTGCAGCGCTTCTGTCGGGACCTTATTGCTCTGATGGGCGAGGTGATTGCGGAGCAGTTTGAGCCTGCGCAGCTCATGAGCATGACAGGGTTTGAGTTTGTCCCTGGGGAGAGCCCCGAGGAGCAGCAGCAAAACTACCTCACGGCGGTCGAACTTCTACGTTCGGAGCCCATGCGGCGGTTCCGTATTGATATCGAGACCGACTCGACCCTTGCTGTAAACGAGGCGCTGAATCAGGACGCCCGCTCTGAGTTCATGCAGTCACTGGTGGGAGCGCTCCAGCAGATTGGGCCGCTCTTTGAGCAGATGCCAGCGTTTGTGCCCGTACTCGGAGAGGCAATCAACTTTGTGGCGCGCACGTACAAGGCTGGCAGAGCGTTTGAGGGCAGTATTGAGCAAGCTATTGAGCAAACAAAGCAGATGCTTGCAGCACAGGGAGAGCAGCCGCCGCCGCCAGATCCGAAGATGCTTGAGGTTCAGGGTAAGATGCAGCTTGAGCAATTTAAGGCGCAGACCCAGATGACCCTCGAGCAGCAGAAGGCCGACCATGACATGCAGATCGCTCAGACCAAGGCGCAGCTTGAGCAGGAAAAGGCGCAAATTAAGGCGCTGCAAGAGATGGAGCAAACCCGCAATGCGATAATCCTCGAGCAGGCTCGCCTCGATGCTGAGATCAGGGTGCAGCAGGCACAGGCGCAGGCAGACATTTCAATTAACCAGATGAAGGCCGAACTTGACATTGCGATCAAAAAGCAGCGCAAGCTTGTAGACTCAAGCGATGTGCCGTCGGTAGCGGTAGCGCCGCTTAAGCTCAAACGTCGGCGGGTAGTGCCCCACGTTGATGAGGGAGGCATGAGGGCCTACCTGATTGAGGATGCGATGGAGGGCGAAGGCGGTACAGGATCGGTGGTGAAGCGCAAAGTGGTGCCGCACACCGACGCTAGTGGGCAAACTGCCTACGTGATTGAGGATGTGGCAGAGCCTGCTGAAAAGAATGAACAGCCCGAGGGCACCGTGCTTGACCTGAGAGAGGACAAGGCAGAAGGGGAGCCGCTCGTAACGTTGTAAAGGTGCACTATGGATCTGACATTACTGACCGAGGAGCTTAAAAAACCAGAGTACTCCACTCTCACCGATGCCGAGGCCGCTGAGGCGGTATCCGCAAAGGTGGTGACGGTAAGAAAGCCCCTCCCGACAAAGCGCCTCCGCAAAAAGATGATTGAGCGCGGGCTATATGCAAAGCTTGTCGATGCCTCAACCGACATAGACCTACCGGCTCCCAAAAGGCAGCTTGCCATCACTGTGCTTGCCCTTGTCGATACCGACAAGAGTGGGCTCTCAAGTATAGACATCGACAGGGAGCCGGTGAGCTCACTTCTTGATGCTCTCGTGGGGCAGGGCTTTTGCACCACAGAGGAGGCGAGCGAAGTGCGGGGGAGCGCTGCTCAGCAGGTCTCGTGGGCTTCCCACGTAGGGCTTGGCATAGTTGGTCTTGGGTTTGTGCGCTTGGCGCGTAAAGGGTAGTCATGGCAGATATCAAACTAGCATACGGCACGTCGTTTGACGCCTCGATAACGCTCGCAAGTCTCCTCTCCGACGGAAATCTGCTTCAGGGGAGAGAGTCTACTGCAATATCGAACTCGGCGGGCAACCTCGACTATCTCATATCGGGGAAGATTACGACCGGCACCGCTCCTGGCTTAGGCACTATTGAGGTGTGGGCGGTTGGCTCGATTGATGGCACTACTTGGCCCGACGTGTTTGACGGGACCGACAGCCCAGAGACAGTCAGCTCTCTGAGCGTAAAAAACGAGGTCTGTAAATTGGTTTCATCGATTGCAAACTACAACATTTCAAATTACGCACAGTTTTTTGGTCCTGTTTCGCTTGCCTCAATCTTTGGCGGAACTGTTCCCAAGGCATTTGTTCTCTTTGTCGTAAACGGCTCTGGTGTGGCGTTAAATGCTACCGCAAGCAATCACCAAATTCGATTAACGCCAGTTTATGAAACGGTGGGATAATGCGGCGGAAGCCCTATATCAACCTAATGAAGGGCCTGATTGGGGCTTGGTGTCCTTCTTTGGGCGCTACCGGCAGAATTGCAATAGACCGCACTAAATATCATCGTGACTTAACTCTTACCACTTACGAAAATGGGCAAGGCTATGGTGCTAGAGGCACCGGCATGGCATTTGATTTTCAGCCTAGTTTCGGTGGCGCCTACACTTATGATGTAAGCAAAGTTCCAGACTACAGTACAGGTCAACAAATTACCGTCAGCGGCTGGCATAGTCTGCGGAGTTTATATGATGGAGATCTTTACTACTGGAACAATGCAATTTTTGAGATTGTTACAAGTTATTACGATTATGGTCAGCGACTGATTCTGCAATCAACTTATGATCCCGATAACAACATAACTTATGTGTTTACTGACGGTGTTTTTGCCGAAAACAATCTTTATATCCAAGGAGCGCCAACCTTAAACCAGTGGTATCATTATTGTATCGTTATAACTGACCAAGAATATCGGTTTTACCTTGATGGAAATCTGAATCAGTACGGAATGTTTGGCTTTGACTACCTACTTGATCCCGCATATTTTTTAAATGTTGGTTACCGTGACGGTTATGATAATTATGACGGGCACATTGACGATGTTCGTTTGTATAATCGAGCACTCACTGGCGCTGAAGTAAAAGAACTTGCCAGTCGTCGGGGAGTTGGCCTTGAGCAGCGGCGGGTTCGGCGGAGTGTACTGTCTCTAGGTGACACCCACGACGGGAGCTCCTACAGCCCCTACCTTGTCTGGCCGGAGAAGAAGGGCAAGAAGAAGCCCTCAAAGCCTAAAAAACCTCGTTCGCAGAAGGGTCAGACCGACGACAACTCGGAGCTCCTCCTCGAGCCTCCAACGGCTGCCAACGTGGTGGCGGCGGCGGTTGATGGGCTTGATCTGTCCATCCTTCGGGAGCGGTTCGAGCTTTTGTCGGTACAGGCCGAGCTGGAGCTCCTAGAGGCGGCACAGGCGCAGTTACAGCAGCAGCTTGCCGCAGCAGCAGCCGACGCCGAGCAGCGGGAGCGGGAGAGGGTGGCTTTAGCGCGCATTGAGGAGCTCGTGGCACAGCACCACAAGCGCCTTGAGGCCGAGCGGGCAGAGGTGGCTGACATTGTGGACCTCCTCGATAGTGACCTGTGGACGGCTCTTGAGGTGTTTGACTTTTCAGCCCGTACCTATCCCCGCAAGTAGGTAGACCTTTTTTCTAAAAGCGCCTTCTCCAAAACCTAAAAAGCGCCACCATGATGGCGTGGCACGACGTTTTTTCGTTTGGAGAGAGGGTGAGTTTATCGAGCTGGGCAAACAGCAGCCTGAAGTGCGCACCCAGATCATTACTGACTCCCTTCCTCCTGGGGGGCTTTGGCACCCAGCCACCGGAAAGTATGTCGACTCGAAAAGCCGGTTTCGTCAGCACACGAAAGCAGCTGGCTGTGTAGAGGTTGGCAACGAAGTGCAAAAAGACACGCGACAGTGGGGCGTCTCGAACTTAAAGGGCGACATACTCGCGGCTATGGAACAGACAAAAAATGGTAGCAGAAGACATTGATCTCGAAATGGAGAGCGTAGAGCAGGACGCTCCCGAGGTAGACACACCTGAGCGAGAGGAGGGGGAAAGTGACCTCCGATCGGTAATTAAGGCAGCGATGAGCGAGAGCTCAGACGAGACTGCCGAGCCGGAGGCGCCGAAGGCCGCAAAAGCGGGCCGCGATGAGCGGGGGCGCTTTCAGAAACAAGTATCAGACCAAGCGACGCAAGCAAAGGATAGCGAAGCGCTCAACGAGCAGCCCATCGCGCCCCCTTACTCGTGGTCTGCTGAGCACAAAGAGCAATTCTCGCAGCTCCCACGCCAAATGCAGGAATACCTGACACGGCGAGAGCAGGAGCGAGAGACGTTCTTAGGGCGTAAGTCGCAGGAAGTAACGGCGATACAAAACAGGTATGCACCTGTGGACAGGATCATCGAGCAGTATGGTGAGATGTTCAAGCGGGCAAACCTTGATCCGATGAAAGGCATCGAGAACTTAGTTCTTGCTCAGCAGTTCTTGGACCAAGACCCTGCGGGTGCTCTGAGGCTTATGGCGCAAAGCTATGGGCTTGATTTATCGCAGCTTGCCGGAGGCTCGGAACAGACGGGCTCACAGCCGCAAGCGTTTCCCCAAATGCACTATTTGACAGGCGAACTCGACAACATTCGCGGCAAGCTAGCAGCCCTTGAGCAAGAGAAAGTGGCCCAGCAACAGCGCGCCGCAGTGGGTGAGGTAGAGGCGTTTGCCAGTGAGGTCGACAAGGGAGGGAGGGCACTAAGGCCGTTCCTCGCCGATGTTCACGAGCAGATGATGGAGGAGATCCCTCTCATCCGCGCTCGCACACCGGAGCTCGCATCGAGGCAGATACTCCAACAGGCCTATGAAACGGCGTGCTGGAAAAATCCCTCAGTGCGATCGCGCCTCATTGAACAGCAGCAGCAGCCGCAGGCTCAAGCTGCTCGAGTGCAGCAGGCTCGACTGGCAGGTAGCTCTGTCAGGGGTGCCCCTGGGGCAAGTGCGCTTTTGGCTGACAATGGGAACTCCGTCCGGAGCGCGCTGATGGCGGCGTTCGATGCACATTCTTAACTTGTAAGGGGGTAAACAATGCCAACACCAAATGCAAATATAAGCGAGATAATCGCTACCACTATCCAAAACCGGAGCAAAAAGCTTTCGGACAATGTAACCAAAAACACAGCGCTTCTGTTCAAGCTTAAGGCGAAGGACAGAGTTCGACCATTCGGCGGCGGATCGTCAATCCTTGAGGAGCTCAGCTTCTCAGAGAACGGAACGTTCGGATGGTACTCGGGCTATGAGACCGTGAACGTGTCGCCGTCTGAAGTTGTTTCAGCAGCTGAGTTTGCGATGAAGCAGTGCGTTGTTGCTGTAAGCATCTCGGGTACTGAGAGACTTCAAAACTCTGGCCCTGAGGCGCTTATTGACCTCTTGGAGGCTCGCGTTTCCAACGCTGAGCAGACCATGATCAATAACGTATCAGTCGGATGCTACTCAGACGGAACTGCCAACAGCGGAAAGCAGATCGGAGGCTTGCAAGCTCTCATCGCTGACACCCCGACCTCGGGAACTGTCGGCGGTATTAACCGTGCGACCTACAGCTGGTGGAGAAACGTTTCCTACAGCTCAGTGACGGACGGTGGAGCTGCTGCGACGGCGCTCAACATTCAGGGGTACATGAACAACGTATGGGTTCAGCTCGTACGTGGAACGGATCGCCCTGACCTGATCTGTGCAGATAACAACTATTACAAGTTGTATCTTGCATCGCTTCAGTCGATTCAGCGTATCGCTTCGGACTCCTTGGCTCAGGCAGGTTTCACAAGCCTGAAGTTCATGGATGCCGACGTGGTACTCGACGGAGGATACGGTGGAGCGGCTCCTGCGAACCACATGTACTTCGTCAACACTGACTACCTCTCTTTCCGTCCTCACAAGGATAGAAACATGGTGGTGATCGGTGGCGATCGTCAGGCTGTCAATCAAGATGCAACGGTTCGCCTCTTGGGCTGGGCAGGAAATCTCACACTCAGGTGTGCGTTCCTGCAGGGCGTTCTTAAGGCGTAGTTTAACAAAGAAAAAGAGGAGGATCTTAAAATGCCATTTGTAAGTGTTGAAAATAGGGCAGGGCTTCAAGCTATTGCTGACACGTCAACCACACAGCAGCACCCACTGGGGACAATCGTTCGCGCCGTCGACTCAACGTACGGCGAGGGCGAGTTTATCTACCTGAAGGGTGTTGCTTCAACTGTCGTGGGCGATCTTGTGATCTTTGATACCTATGCAGGGACAAGCACTCGAGCCGTTGCCGGTTCGCGTGGTCCTTGTGCGGTAGCGATGAGCGCAAACGTTGCCAGTCAGTTCGGCTTCTACCAGATATCTGGTGCCGCCGTGGTGAAGGCGTCGACGGTTGCCGCTAACGGTAACGTATACGTCACGGCTACAGCCGGAACGGTAGACGATGCTGTAGTGGCTGGCGATAAGGTCGACGGCGCACGCTTCAAGACCGCTGACGGAACTCCGGCAGCTGGTCAGGCAGTAGTGCAGCTTGCTCGTCCATCGCTTAATGCTAACGGATAAGCAGAGCAATTTTTAGGGGGCGGCCAGTACGGCGCCCCCGCTTTTTATACAGGAGGTTTATGGAAGCAGAGTTTGATTTAACGGGGATAGAAATTCCTGATAACGTTATCCAGCAGGGCTTCGGAGCCGTGCGCGATAAGTCGCCGAAAGCGCTTGTGCGTTTTGAGTGGCGACCGGTAGAGCTTAAGCAAAAAAGTTTACAAGAGGGGCGCCCTATCTTTGAGCAGCGCCTGTTTGCGGAGCGTCGCATCCCTGGCTCGCGCGACTTTCAGCCAGCCGATGTCGAGGTCGATTTCATTACAAACAGCCGAGGGCAGAAGGTGCCTGATCCTATGAATCGGATCGTGCGCGAGTATGGCCCTGAGCTGAAGCGATTCCTTGAGGCAGGGGAGAAGCCGCTTGATGGGACCCCGCTTGAGGAGTGGCGTCAAATTACGAAAGAGCGCATCGCCGTCTGTCACTGGCTTGACATTCGAACGATCGAGGAGCTCGCCAGCATGGAGAACAACGACACGGTCATTCAAAAGCTTGGCCCTGGGGGCCGCGAGCTTGTGGCGCAAGCGGATGCGTTCCTTAAGGTGCGAGCTGACAGTGCGTATGCCGAAAGGTTAGCAGCCGAAAAGGAAGCGATGAAGCGCGATAGCGAAGCAAAGATCGCACAGCTCCAGTCGCAGCTTGAGGCGCTTGCCGAGAAGTTTGAGAGCGTTGTGACTAAAAAGGAAAGCAAGGCTAAATGAATGTTCTGACCCTCCTCCAAGATACATGCCGAGAACTAAAGCTCCCTGTGCCATCGTCGGTCGCTAGTAGTAGCGATCGTGAGATACAGCTGCTCATCGGCTTGCTTCAGTTGGAGGGCGCAGAGCTTCGCTCAAAATACATCTGGCCCGTTCTTCGAAAAGAGTTCCTGTTTAACACGCAGGTCAACGTCGCAAGCTACGGGCTCCCAGAGGATTTTGACTTCGAATACTTTCAGACCCACTGGGATAGAACAACGCGGTGGGACCTTCGAGGCCCACTGTCTCCGCAAGAGTGGCAGCGCAGAAAGAGCGGTATCACGACGGTGCTTCCTCGCTTTGGGTTCCGTGTTATGGGCGGCAGCAGCTTGCCGCTCTACCTTGAGCCAACGCCAACGGAAGCGCACGAGCTTGTTTTCGAATATCAGAGCGTGAACTGGCTAGCACCGGCGGCTGATTGGGTAGCCTCCACAGCTTTCACTGCTGGCAGCTACTGCAAATATCTCGGAAACGTGTACCAGACCACCTTAGGCGGTACGACGGGAGCAACCCCTCCCACTCACGATCAGGGGTCCGCTTCAGATGGCGGCGTCACGTGGACCTTGGCGTCCTATGAGCGCGTCGTGTCTGATACGGACGTGCTCGTGCTACCGCCTCAGGTCCTTAAGCTTGGCATGAAGTGGCGATGGAAGCGGGAGAACGGGCTTGAGTACGACACCTATCAGGCCGAGGCCGTCAACGCAGCCGAGAGGGCCGTCCAATCTGGCCGGTCAGCACAGGAGGTGCAGCTCACTGCAAGCCATGGATCAGCCTTGATCAACTACTGGTCTATTCCTGATGGGAGGTACGGGTAACCATGGCAAATCAGTTCTCAGATGAGCAGAAGCGACAGCTCGCCGTGATTCTTGGCCTCATGGCTCAAGGGTCACAGGGGCGTCAATACCTATCGGCGCTTCAGCCCGTGTTTCAGATCCTCGAGCAGAACAAACAGAAGAAGGAGGCCAAGCGAGCCGAGCGCGGCGCTATTTTGGGACAGCTTGGACAGATTGGAGGCCAAGTTGGAGGGCTCTACCTTGCAAGCAAGTTAATTGGGGGCGGAGCCGCAGCAGGCGCAGGAGCCGGTGCAGGAGCCAGTGCAGGAGCCGGTGCGGCTGGACTGCAACTGCTTGGAGCCTCAGGGGCCCCAGCCGTGGCGACGCCAAACCTGATCAGCGCAAACTTAGTGGGAGGGGCAGGAACTGGCGCAGGAACGTCAACCCTTGCATCTGCCGCAGGCTACGCGCTGCCGGTCGCTGCTGTCATTGCGGGCTTAAGCAACATCTGGGAGTCGGGAGGGAAAGACCTCCTGCGGGGAAGGGGAGATCGCTCCGACTGGGCAAACTTTGGGGTCAATGCTCTCTTGGGAGGTGCTCCCAACATAGGCTTACGGCTCTTCGGCAAGCGCAGCGTCGGCGCCATGATGACCTCGGGCAAGTCTGAGGCACAGCAGATCCGCGATGATTTTAGAGGACAACTCAAAGCGAACAACATAGCAGACAGCGACTACAACGTGCGGCTGGCAGACGGTAGCAAGTTCAACATCGGACTGGACGGAGGCGCTCGGCTTACAAACTCAGACGGAAAAACACAGCGGGCATACTACGACGTCGACAGCTCTAATCCTCTCCAGCAGTACGCAGTGAGTCAGATCGACCCTCTTGTCCGCTCTCAGTTTGGGAAAGACATCGCCGACAAGAAGTATTTACCAAGCCAACTGACGGGCATGATTGTCAACGCCGTTACCTCTAACGCTAAAACGAAGGAGGAGGTGCTCGCAAACATCAAGTCGGTCCTTGGCGAGAAGCTCGACGGGTTTAAGACGCCACTCGCTGCTCAGTCAGCACCGACACCAACACCGACAACTCCTCCTCCCGCCGCAAAACCGGCGACGGCGGGGCAAGGGTTTGGACCAAAACCGCTTGAGACTCAAAACGCAAGCTTTTTGGGCCCCGTGAGCGAAACCAACTGGGAGAAAGTGGTTGGGCCAGAAAACCTTAAGAAAACGGGTCCCATGCAATCAACTGACGACCTCCTCAAGCAGCTTCAGGGCGTTGTGGGATCGGGGGTAGGGGCACCTCCACCGAGCAGCAATGTAGCGCAAAAGCCGCTTCTGACCCCGACTCCGGTAGGGCAGCAGCCGCAGCCACTGCAAACCTTGGAGCAAAACTTTGCACCGAACCAAGCAACGTCGCCGCAAATGCGGGGGCTCTTGGGCTTGCGGTCTCTCAGTCAAATAACAGGGCAGCCGCTCGAGGATATCCTTGCGCGGCTTGGACAGCGAGTAACTCCACTGTAAGGGTTAAAAGCGTATGCAACCGAGCAGCGGACAGCCTTTCATGATACCGGCGCCCGTCGGTGGGTGGAACGCCAAAGACGCGTTGCCCGTCATGGATCCGTCTGAGGCTATTATTCTCGACAACGTGTTCCCTGAGGCTAACCTGTGCCGCGTGATAGGCGGGGGAGCTGTCACTGACTCGATCGCATCCAACGGATACTTTGAAACCTTTGCCGACTACTATTCGGCGACCGGAGGAGCCTTCGGTATCGTGGTCGACAGCGACAACTTCCGTCTGGTTTCAAGCGCTGGGACCTTTACGGGTAGCACATTTTCAAGCGGTGGTGTGAGGCGATGGCAGCACACCAACATGAACAACTCGGTCATCTTTGTGAGCACGGGCGCTAACCCCGTCCTGTACAACGGCACCTCATGGAGTAACCCAAGTTACACGGGGACAAGCCTCGTAGTCACAACGCTATCAAATATCGACACTTACAAGAGCCGCCTCTACTTTGTGCAAGACTCAAGCCTTGTCATCTGGTACGGCGGGCTCCGAGCCACCTCTGGGGCGCTCACCGCTTACGATATCACGGGTATCGTTCGACGGGGCGGCTCGATCGTCTACGCGGGTTCAGTGACGAAAGACGCCTACGGCGGACTCGTCGAGTTTTTTGTCATCGTTACCGATCAGGGGGAAGTGCTATTTTTTACCGGTGACAATCCTGGGGCAAGCAACTGGTCCATCTCAGGACGTGCCCAGATCGGTGTTCCGCTTGGAAAGCGCGCCTTCTGTCAGAAGCAAAGCGACCTCCTGATAGCAACGACTGAGGGTATCGTATCCACCAACGCTTTGATCGACTCGGGGCACGAAGCTGAGTTCATCACCGACAAGATACAAAACGTTTACAATAAGTCGGCAACAGCGGCGACCTCCTACGATGGGTGGGAGCTTAAATACTGGCCGTCGGGCCACATGCTCATCCTTAACGTGCCCCAGAGCTACCCGAACGACGTGCAGCAGTACGTGATGAACACGTTCACGGGGGCGTGGTGCCGCTTTAAAGGGATTCAGGCCTCTGCCCTTTGTCCGCTTCGAAACAAGCTTTTTTACTCTGTCAAAAGTGCCTCCAGTAACCAAATCGTGCAGTTTGACGTAGGGGATACGCCTCCAGCCGATATCGAGATCCAGAGTGCCTACCTCCCTCTTGGCAACCCGTACAGCATCAAGCAGGTGAAGCGGATCCGTCCCTTCTTCGTATGCCCAAAGCCCTTTCAGTACTACCTTGAGTGCTCTGCCGACTTTGAGCCGAAAACCTACGAAAACCTTTTGCGGGGAGCTGCCGCTATTGAAACAGCGTGGGGATCTCCGTGGGCATCGGCATGGAGCACGGGGAGCTCGGTAAACCCTGCCTACTACTCGGTCGACTGCCGAACGGGGACATTTTTCAGCTACAAGCTCAAAACGGCGAAGGGGTTGGGAAGTAATTATATTTCGCCAGCAGGGACGACACTCAGTGCGGTGTCTTTTATATTTGAGGAGGGGGGGATCATATAATGCCAATGTTCAATCCATCAACAACGAGCGGGTCTGTCTCGGCGCAGAGCTCGCCTTCCACGTCATCGCCAGCTGCTAGTCAAGGGCAGCCAAATGGGCGCCAAGGCTTGCGATACCTCTCCCCTGGGGTGTATCGGGACGCACAAGGACGCCTCGTAAACGGCCAAGGACAGCCTATAAACGGCCAGCGCGGCAGCGGCAGCAACGGATCCTCAAGACAGCCGAACGGGCAAGCACCTCGAACTGATAAGCCAAACGTCTCAAAGCAGCCCTTGTCAGACTTTCGTGGTTTCCTCATGGGCAACCCGTTTGGCGAAAAAGCGATGGATGCTTTCAACTCTTTCGCTGATTTCGCAAAAAATAACGCGCCAAACTTCAACAACGCCCCCGCACTCCCTGGGGCAAACGACTTTGCAGGGGAGCGCCAACGTATCGAAGACGGACTCTACAACCGAGCGCGAAACGATCTGGATACTCGGTACAAGACTGAGACGGATCAGTTTGAGCAGGATATGGCGAATCAGGGAATTGACATTGGAAACCCTCGCTATCAGAAGGAAAAAGAGCTTTTCCTAAGAGGACGCGACCAAGCCTATAACGATGCTCGCTTCCAAGCGATGCGGGACTCAGGCGACGAGCAGGTGAAGTTATTTGACCAAGCTCTCAGTGCGCGAAAGCAAGGCACCTCCGAAGCGGAGAGCCTCTCTGCACAACGGATCAACAACCTTGCGGCGATGTTAAATCCAACCGTGGGACTTGGGCAGCTGCAAAATTCAAGAGACATGGTGGAGTCAGATCAGCGATTCAAAGCGAAAGAGGCTCAGAAAGACAGAGCTATCAAGCTTAAAGAGATTGCATCGCAAGGCGGCGGCGGTCTTAATTTTGACAAACTGATGGAACTCATCAAGCAACTGACTGGAGAGGATCTTGCGAGGTAAGGGAAATGGCAGGAATAGCTGACGCGCTGGCTTCGGTGCTCTATCCAAACACGACCAAAGACTCACTGTATTCAATCGGTGGACAGTCGATCCTTAAATCTCAAATGCCGGTTTTTAAGAATCCGTGGACGAGCCTTCTCGCTAATACAGCGCAGGGCCTCGTGGGCTACGGGCTCCAAGGGTACGGGCAGCAAGTAGTCAATGAACAAAATGCGGAGAACGCGGCAAAGATGGTGCCGCAGCTCGGTCAGCTTGGTGTCAAGGTTACCCCAGAGATACAGGCGGGGCTTACTAATACCGATCCGCAGAAACGGGCGCTTGCTCTTGCGCTTGTCGAGAGGGATATGAGCGCGGCAAGCAAAGCAGCAGAGCAGCAGCAGGACTTCAATCTTTTTAAGCAGAAAGAGGACTATAAGAAATCGCTCACTGATGGAGTGAGCGGAAAGGATCAGTTTGATCGCGGGAAACAGATTCGCAGCGAAGTTGATGGGCCGCCTCTCAAAGCCTTTGCCGAAACCGATCGCTATTTCAAAGCAATGATCAGCGCGGCGACTAAGGACGACAAGATTTCTGACATTTCGATGATTTCAAACCTCGCCAAGCTACGAGATCCGACCAGTGTGGTCAGAGAGGGTGAGTACAAGGTATCTGCCGACGTAGCCAGCGCGCTGGATAATCAGTTTGGAAACTGGAGAGCCGTTGTCGAAGGCAAGGCGAAACTTAATCCAGAAATCCGGTCGAGGATGCTCGGCGCGGCAAAGGATTATTGGGACAGCTCTCGAGGACTGTATGAGGTTTATGCCTCCAAGTATGCCGACCTTGCAAAACGGTCCGGTTTGGAGGAGCGCGACGTCATCATGATGCCCTACAAGCAGGACGACTACGCCGATTTCCTTAAAACGATTCCGACAGCGGAGCAAATTCAGCAGGCGTTTAATCAGCAGACAGCATCTGCGCAGCTTCGCCAGATTCAGCCGAGAGCGCCGATCGTGGGTTCAATGGGAAGCCAACCGCAGGAGCTCATCCCCGTGGCCCCTCTGCCAGCGCCTGCTGCTGATCAGCAGTACATCCAGATTGCACCAAACCAATACATCAGGATTCAGAAGGGGAAATAGTGGCAGATCCTTCTATCGTCGATATGACCGAGAGCGAGTTCACTGCCCGCTTTGGAGTGGACCCGCAGACCTTTATCAATCAGCAGCAGCGGCAGCAGCTTCCTCCTCTTGCGCCTGATAATCAGGGCACCGCTGCGCAACCTAACGCGCAGGGCATGGTGCAGCCGGTTATCATCGACATGCCAGAAAGTGAGTTCCGTGCTCGTTACGGATCAATGGCAGAGAATGCCTTGCAGGGCATTAAGGATATCCCTTCAAATCTCTACAACATGGTGCCCTCCCTTGTTGATACTGCGAAACAATCGGCTGGCGCGGGCTTGTCCCTAGCAACGGGACAGGAAGCGATGCCCGCCGAAAAGCAGGGGCTACGAAACCTCGGATCACTTGCTGCTGGGACATCTGGTGCGATGCTTGGCTTAGAGGCTTCCGCTCCTTTCTGGGCAGCTGGGCCTATAGCAGGAGGAGCCGCCTCGATTGCACTCCCAGCGATAGGAGGAGCTGCGGGCTTGCTTGGTCTTGACTGGTTTGCGGAAAAAATGGGAGTCGACGCTCCCCGCACCACGCAGGAACGGCTCAACAGCCTTGCCTATAACACTGCGGGCGGCATCGGCACTGACTTGGCCTTGCGAGGTATCGGAGCTGGAGCGCGCGCCGCAGCTGCGCCTGTAAAAGCTATAGCAACCGAAGGAGGCAGAACTCAGGCGGCTGCCAACGTCCTGCGGGATGTCTACGGGCCAAATGCGATTGGAAGAATAGAGGAAGCGGCCAAAGCCCTCGAGGGTGACCCGTTGGGCGGCTACCGCTCGACCGCCGAGCTATTACAATCCCAGCCAGCAAGCCAGTTGCAAAAGATCGTGCAGTCGACTCAGATAGTAGACGACCCGATAGGGCAGCAGATGACTGCTCGAGAGGCGGCGCGGCGGCAACTCCTTGATGAGCAGGCATCCCCGAACGCGCGTATCGATGACGTTCAGCGGTCAGTCTCCGACTCGATCGATAGCTTACGCGAAGCAAGTGCCGCAGCAGATGCACAACTGCCTGCAAATATCGATCCTTCTGTTGCTGGCGGGGGCCTCCGAGAGATAGCAGAGCGCCTTGCTGGTAAAGCGCGCGAAGGCGTACAGCAGGAGTTTAGTGCCATCCCTGACTCGGAGGTCAAGCGCTTCACACCCGATGCGAATCTCAAAACCGCCGTTGGGCGCCTTGCCGATTACTTCGGTCCTGGGTCCGAGGGTGCGCCGTCTCAGATCCGAAAGATGGTTGAGACGTTAGCTCCAGATCAAAAGCAGCAGCCAAAGCTTACAGGCACCGACAGGCTGCTTGCTGAGATAAGTGACAACCAGCAGCCGCCGCAGTCGCCGCTCGTTGACCTCGACTACCTTCAGCGGCTACGGCGCTGGGCCGGTGAGGAAGCCACGCAGTACTTTAACAAGGGCGAGAACAGGGCAGGATCTGTCGCTCAGGCAGTCGTAAACGACATCGACACGGGGCTGGAGCAGGCTGTGAAAGACGGAACGATGCCGCAGGAGCAGGCAACCGCCTATAAGAACGCTCTCAAAGCCCACAAACAGATGATGGATACCTTCGACCTTGGGCCAACGGGCAGAATCCTGCGACGTGGACAAGGCTCAACCGGTTACCAGCTCGAGCCCTCCTCGGTCGGTCGACAGTTCTGGAACTCAAATCGAGAAGCGCTTCAGAACTATGGCAAGGCGCTCGGAGGCAACCTTGAGGCAAACGAGCTGCTGGTGCGCGATGCGGTATCGGATTTCCGAAAGACAAGCGTAAACATCGACGGGTCACTCAACCCTGAAAAAGTTAAGAAGTGGATGAACGCCCACGCCGACCTGCTGAACGTGTTCCCCGAGATTAAAAACCCAATATCGACTATTTACGAGACAGAAGCTCGCGCCAAGTTGCGCGATAAGAACTTCGGCAAGTTTGTGGAAGCCGATCCAGAGCAAGCTGCTGGGGTCCTCATGAGCGGCTCTCAATCGCTTCAACGCCTCCGGTCGCTTAAACAACTGTTTAAGTCAAACCCAGAGAAGCTTGAGGGCCTGCGACGCGGCACGATCGACCGCTTGACGCGCGACCTTTACAACATCGGCGGGCAAGAGGCGAAACCGGCCACCTTCAAGCGGTTCGTGCAGAACAATGAGAGCTATTTAAACGAGCTTTTCACCCCCGATCAGATGAGGGTATTCGACTCAATCTACAAAGACCTCTCCAGCCAAGTGGCAACCAACGACTTGGCAACGCAGGCATCGCGGGGCCAATCAGCTACCCAACAGAAACTCACCAATCTCGACGAGCTTAAGTCGCAAATTTCACAAGAGTTTGGGGTAGCAGGCAAACTGCTCTCGAGCGCTCCCAAAGTGGGAGGCGCTATTGGCGCAGGCGTTTCGGGTGCCGTTGGTTTTGGGAAGGGTGGCACGCTGGGAGGAAGCGCAGGGCTGGGGCTTGGTGCAGGTGCCGGTCTGTGGGTAGGAAACAAGGTCGCTCTTATCTCAAAACGGGCAGAAAATGCAGCGCTGGCTCAAATCGCAAAAGCTGCCGCCGATCCCCAGTTTGCGCAGTTGCTCCTTACAAAGGCATCACCGAGGCGCTTAAGCATGGCAAAAGAGATACTCGATAAGAAAAACTTCGGTTTCTCGGCCATTCGGCAGCTTCTCGTGACCGGTGCGCTTTTAACCCGCACGGATACAGCTAAAGCCGCTCAAAGCCTTGCCACGCTGCTTGAGCCTAGCTCCTACATGGTATCGCAGCCGAGCGCACAGCCACAGCTGGAGGACCTCGCCTCCGCTTTAACGCAAAATCCTAGCGCCCCCGTTGGCGAAGCCTCAAACCCGCTTAGAATGGAGGAGGAAAAGGCCCCTATGAGCGACGAGAAACCCTCAAAAATCACTGCCCCAGTTGGCAACATTTCGCTTGAGTTCCCCCGTCAGGTCGATGCTCGGCTTGTTGATGCCGTTGCGCACATCGAGAGCGGAAATCGTGCAGATGCCGTGGGCCCACTGACGAAATACGGACAGGCCAAGGGGAGAATGCAGCTCCTCGACTCTACAGGGAAGGAGGTCTTTAAGAAGCTGGGGCTTTCTGGCAAGTATGACCCGTTTGACCGCGAGCAGAACACCCAAATCGGCACCGCCTATTTAAGCGATCTCGTCGACCGCTATCAGGGATCGGTTCCTCTCGGGCTTGCCGCCTACAACTGGGGCATGGGCAACCTCGACAGGGCTATTGCAAAGCTCGGACAGAGCGGGCCTCTTCGCATTCAGCAGTTTTTAGAGCAGGAGACCATCGACAACATCCGCGCAGGGATGACTCAAGGCGGTGCAAAACGAGCAGCTGCCGCCGCTCTCATTGAAAAGTTTGGGCCCTCTGTCATCTCAGACTACCTGCCTGCTGAAACTCAAAATTACGTGAAGAAAATCATTGCTCGGTATAACGGCAGCCCAGCAAGACGCGGTGGAGTAGTGGAGGCTTAAATTTATGGGATGGAACGGATCCGGCACCTTTCAACGCACTAACGGAAGCTTCTTCGGAGCTACCGTTTGGCAAGATGATCAAAATGCTGGTTACAAGATTACTGCTGCCCGCTTTGATACTCACGATCAAGACATCGCTCTCGGCATCAACAACTGCTTAACAAAGGACGGACAGAACGCGGCCACGGGCGACCTTCCGATGGGCGGTAACAAGCACACAAACGTCGGGAACGCCACGGCGCGAACTCACTATGCCTCGCTGGGGCAGGTACAGGACGGAGCGTTTCTGTGGGGAGGCACCTCTACCGGAACCAATGCTATCACCTTCAGCACGACTCCCGCCTTTACCGGCTACTCCGCAGGACAGGTTTTTAGATTTCTTGCCGGTGGTACTCCAACGGGTGCCACGACGGTGCAGATCAACGGCATAGCTTCACCGAAAACCCTTCAACGGGGTGGCTCAGCTCTGGTGGGAAATGAGTTTAAGACGGGCGATCTGGTCGAGATAGTTTACGACGGCACCAACTTTCAGCTCTCAAA